CCAGCGCGCCACCGGCGAGCCGTCTTGCTCGATCCGGCTCTCGCGCATCAATGCGTCGAGCTGTTTGGTCGGCTCGCTGAAATTCAACACGGTCGCGCGATACTCGATCATTGGCAGGCCTTCGTTCGTCATTCGCTGCGAGAGCTGCAGCAGTTGATAGGGATCGTACCCGCAGGCCCGCAGGTCGAACTGGCGCGCGACCTCGCGCAGCCATTCCTCGATCGCCTCGAATTCGGTCGTCTCGCCCTCTGTGACGTCGATAAACCCCGCCTCGACCCACTGCACATAAAGCGGGTTGCGGTCGGGATCGACGGCCGCCTCGGGTAGCCAGGCCTTGTGAAAGACAGCGTAGCGGATGACGGTCTCGCCCTCCTCGGCGAAGGGGAAAATCACCGATACGGCGGCGATGTCGGTACGCGTCGCCATGTCGAGTCCGACAAAGCACGGCTGCCCGATAAACTCCTCGATCCTCATCGCCGGTCGCGCGCAGCGGTCCCAGAAGCCGAGATCAAAGAGCGCGTGATCGGCACCCACCCAGATGTTTAGGTTGCGCGTCTGGAATGCCGCCTTCATCGCGGGCGAGGCCTTCGCCTGTGTGGCGGCCGCGCGCAGTGCGTCCGGTTGCACCAGCCGCCCCCAGCCGGGATTGGCCTTGATCCAGGTCGCCTCGTTCCAAGGGTCGTCGTCGGCTTCGGCGGCGAACATGACGGCGAAAAAGCGCTCGTCTTCGAACCCGTTGAGCACCTTCTCGGAATAGTCCCAGACCTGCTTGCCGACCCCTGTCGTGTTGTCGGTTGCGGTCGAGATCGACACGACGAGCGGCTGCCGGCGCTTCACCATGGCGGTCAAGATCGCGTCATAGACCGCCTTCGAGCGGTGCGAGCCGATCTCGTCGAGCACGGCAAAGTGCACGTTGAGCCCGTCGAGCGATTTCGCGTCAGAAGACAGCGGCATCAAGCGCGAGCTCGTCGCGTGCTGATAGATCGCGTGCTCTCGTACGCGGATCCCGAATTCCTCGCGAAACTCGGTGTTCTGTCGGGTCATCGCCTGCGCCAGGTCAAAGACGATGCGCGCCTGGTCGCGCGTGACGGCCGCGGTGTAGCCCTCGGCCCCTCCCTCCTCCTCGAGGAAGGTTGTCCCGAGGGCGAGCACAGCGGCGATCGTCGATTTCCCGTTTCCCTTCGGCAGCCAGATCGAGCCTTGGCGGAACCGTCGCGCCCCTCCCAGGCGGTCGACAAACCCATAGAGGTTGATGATCAGCCAGTGTTGGAACGCGAGCAGATCGAGCGGCTTGCCCGCCTCCGGGCCTTTGATGTTGTTGAGCTGGCGCGCGAGCACGATCGGCCGGATCGCGAATTCCTCTTCGAAGATCCAACGACTCTGCCCCGCCTCGGTCTTCTTTAGATCGGTTACAAAGCGCTGCGCCGCCTTCTTCGCCCATTGGCCGCCGGCGGCGCGGCCCGCGGCGACGGCGATCGCATAGTCGATCCCGATCTGCACCGGCTCGCAGTAGCGGCGCTTACTTCTTGCCACCGGGGATCACCGGGAAACGACGCAGCGCGCCCCAGGTGTCGTCGCCCTTGTCTTCGGCGACGGGCTCGATCTGCAGCCGCGGTCGTGCCACCGGTGAAAAACCGAGGCGGTCGGCCGCCTGCATCATCGTTTTCGACATCTTGTCGGCGATCGCCACATAGGGCGAGACCTCGAGGCCCTGCGGTCCCCGGATCAGCAGTGGCAAATCGGGCGAGTGCTCGTTGAGCCGCTCTTGCGTGATCGAGCACACCCGCAGCCGGTCCTCGGCGAGCACCCAGATCGCCAGCACGCCGCGGTCGAGCTTTTTGAGGAGACCCCGCGGCGCATGCCTGATCGCATAGTCCCAGCCCTCGCGCTGGCCGTCGCTAAACCAGGCGGGTGCGGCGTCGAGGTCCCCTTCCGGCAACGGCTCGCGTGCTCGCCCCTTGCCATGGCGCGTCGCGTTGAAAGTTCCCTCGAGGCGGTGCAGTGCAGTCGGTTTCGGTCGGCGCCCAGCCATCAAAGCCAACCCATTAGACGGCGATCTCGATCGACCACTCCGAGGCGGTCTTCAGCCCCACTCGCACCAAGCCCGGATATTGGCGGCGCAGCCGCGCGATGCACTCGGCTTCCATCGCTTGCGTGCGGTAATCCTTGCAGCCGCCGTCGTCGTGCCAGTGGTTATTGACCCAGAACAGGTATTGCGCGGCGACGATGCCCCCGTCCTCGACGATGCAGCGGCAGCAGAGCTCGTAATCTTCTTTGACGGGGTAGGTCTCGTCGAAATAGGTCCGCCCGTCGTTGATGATCCCCATGCAGCTCGCTGTCACGTAGGACCGCCAGCGGAAGGGGTAATAGGGGTAGCAGGTATGCGGCGCGCCATCGGTCGACACACCCCAGATGCGATAGCCCACCGCTTCGGTGACGTCGAAGATCTTGCGGAACTCGGCAAGCCACTCGGTCTCGGCGAGCCCCTTTTTCATCGACGCGCGTTCCAGCAGCTTTAGCCAGCCGCAGCTCCGCACGTCGTCGTCGATCATGACGACGTGTCGGTCTTTCGCGTGACGCAGGATCCAGTTGCGCGTCTTGGTGATTCCGAGGATCTCGTCGGGAACCGGAATGACGTTGCGCGCTCCCGCAGTGCGATAGGCTTCGGCTTCGAGCGCTGGCACATAGACCCAGCACGACGACAGCACCGTTTGCGTGCGCACCATGCCGGCGCGGCCCTTGCTCGGCACCGCGATGATCACGAGGCTGCCCTTTGCGCTCGCGGCTCGGCGTCTGAAAACCGGCGCCGGCGTGCGGGCTTTGCCGGCGCTGCCTCCAGTCGCGGCAGCACGTCGGCCGCCCAGATGACGCGTTGCGTGCCGACGTCGTCGCGCGGCGAGCCCTGCCTATAGCCACCGCGGCGCACTGGCGTGAGCTGCAGCGCCACCTTGAGCCGCGCCCACTCGTTCTCGTTGGCGCACATGATCAGCGCATATTCTCGGGGCGGCTCAAGCTGCAACCCTTGCGGCAGCTCGTCCGGGGCGCCGTCTTGGGGGCCGAGGGCGTCCTTTGTCGAAAATCCCATCAATTCGAGATTGACGGCCTGGTCCCGAAGATCGGCGAGCTCGACCCGCAGCATCGATCGGTCCCAGGTCGCGTGCAGCGCAAGCTGGTTGTCGGCGATCCGATAGGCGCGCTTCTGCGCTTCAGTCCACCCCCGGGCGACGATGACCGGGATCTCGGCAATGCCGAGCATGCGCCCCGCCTCGACCCGGCCATGCCCCGCGATGATCAGGTCGTGCTCGTCGACGAGCACCGGCATGGTCCAGCCGAACTCGCGCATCGAGCCGGCGATCTCAGCGATCTGCGAGGGTCGATGCTTCCGCGCATTGCGCGCATACGGCACCAACTTGTCGATCGGTCGACGCTCGATCTCTGCCACTGACCAAAATTTTTGCGTCTCGGCGGTCAAGGGGGGGGCCTTCGAGAAATTCCCGACGCCCGCCCGGACGGGATCGCGCAGTCGATTTTTCATGATTGCAAAATGGAACGCGGTCGGCGCCGGCCAAATCCCCCGTCAAAGCGGTTTGTCTTGCGGCGATGGTGCGGTCCGCACAGCGATTGCACGTTCGTCGGGTCGAGCCGGCGTTCCGGCGCCTCGCGGATCGTTTGAATGTGGTCGACAATCACGGCGCGGCGGGTGACCCCGGCACGGGCGCAGTCGCGGCAGTTGGGCTCGACTTCGAGGTGTGCTGCGCGCAGCTCCAGCCAATCTTTGTCATAGCCCCGCGCGGCGGCCGAGGCCTGCGGGTGCAGTCGGCGTTGCTCGGCCCGCCAGGCGGCGAGGCGCAGCACCGGATCGGGCGCCCACGGCGGGCGAAACAGCGGCGGGCGCGCGTTGCGCATCGTCTATCGCCGGCCTTCGAGCGTCTCGACGCGGTTCGCGAGTTCCTTGGTCGCGTTGATCAGCACCATGATCAGCCCCATCACGTCGACACCATGGGCGGGCGCGCCATCTTCTGTTGTGGTCTCGGGCGCTAATTCCGGTGCAAGCTCGGCGACTTCACTGCCGCTCAATCCCTGATACTGCACAACTCCTCGCGGCAACGCCAAATCGACGGCATAAGAGATCGGATTGAGTTGGCGCACGACATCAAGCCCGCGCCCATAACTCGTGACAGCACGCGACGTTTGGACCCCAGGCGCACGGTCAATAACCCTGGCAAAAAGAACGCCGGAGAACGCCTCAAAAAAACCCGCGAGCAAACCGGCATTGGGGTCGCCTGAGCCGAAGCGAAACTGCAAGGAATTGCCATTATTATTTAGGTGCCAATCATAGACGCCGGTTTGGTCGTTGCGGTACAGCAGGCGCAAGACGCCATAGTTGCTACCTGTGGCACCGTTGGCGATGATATCGCCGACCGAGATCGGTCCGGTCGTATAAATCGCGCCGTAGCAATTGATCGAGTTCCCCGCAGTAATGTTGTTCCCCGCAGTGACATTGTGTTCGGACCTAAGAGACGTGTTTGTAACAGTCACACCCAGAGCGAGGTTCTGCAATATCGCACCGCTAAGGGAAATGGTGGGAGTGAAGACGGCGGCGCCGGCAACGAGATTCTGGTTGGCCGTTAAATCGAATGCGATTCCGGCCGAGGTCGCGGAGAGAACACCAGTCGTGACACTCCCGCCAAAGAATGATCCGCTGACGTGGCCATTGCCTAATACCGTCAGACCCGCATCTACCTGCGCAGCGCCGACCGAGTAAAGTGAACCCGCAACCACGCCACCGGTGGTGTTGAGCTGACCGTAGATCTGCTGATTACCGTCGACAGCAAGATTTGTCGTGATGTGAGCTGCGCCAAACGACACAAAGCAATAGGTGGGGTCTGTCGGGTGAAAACCGGCGACCCGCAAGCCGTTGTAGACGGACAATGCACCCGTACCGTCAAGCCGCAAGATCTCGGCCGTGGCGCCATAGAAAATGAAGTTGTCGCCGGCGCTCCGTACCTGCAGATACATTGCCCCCGGCATCATCCCGATCGTGAAGGGCGCGTTGGAGGCGTCGCCCGGAAATAAGACCAGCCGCCGGCCCTCAGTGGGCGTTCCGGGCGCGCCGATATCCATGCCGCCAAACGTGATGACCCCGCCCGCGCCGGTGGGGCCATGCATCGTGCCGCCGGTCAGCGGCAGAAAACCCTCAAGACTGGGGGGAGTGAAATCAGCCTCTTGCCACGTCCCCTCATAGCGGACATAGCCACGGCCGGTGCCTATCGGCGCCTCTTCGGGCACTCGATGCCAAGCGCCGGGCACGCCAGGCGATGGTCCCGTCCGGCCATAGGTCCAGTCGGCCAGCGGCTCGGGAAAGCGCACACCCTCGGCGATCCGGTTGATCGCGTCGTAAAGTTGCCGCAGCGCGGGTTCGCTGGTGCCTGGAAGCAGCGGTTCCCCGCTCAGCTCGATGACCCGCGCAACCTCCTCCTGCACGATGTCGAAAAAATCGGCTTCGAGCTGCGTCGACGGCGTCCCGAATTGCGGGTTGCCATTGGTGAACACATCGCGCGGATAGCCGAAAGTCGGTTCAAGGCCGAATTTATTGAGCTGTCGGGTCGGCGTCCTAATTCGAAACATCAGGGTCCCCCGTCGCCGTTTGGCAAGGTCAATTCATAGGCGAAGATCACGAGCGTCTGCGCGTGCGCAATGCGCGAGATGATGCATTCGAGATCTCCAAACGACCACGAGCGCAGAAACTCGGTGCAACCCGAATTCGCGCGAAACCACCAGATCGCCCGGTCGGCATTGAGAAACCGCACCATCCAGGTGTGCGGCCAGTCGGGTGCCGTATTGAGCGCGTCGTCGCAGTTCGACCAGGCGCGGTACGGGCGGAACTCGACGACCTCGATTTCATAGCCGAGCATCTCGCCGAGCCGGATGAAATCGACCGGCCGGGTGATCGAGCCCATCTGCCGTTTGGCGATGACCGCGGCGCGGCGCGCTTCGAGCGAGGTCGGGGGGTTCTCGACGCAGGGATCGGGCAGACCGCAGTCGATCTCCCACATCCTGATCGTCTCCCAGCACGTCCGCGGGTCGGCCTCGTCGAGCATGTCGCGGACCCGGCGCCAGGCGCGCCAATGCACCCCGGTGAGGCCGCGCACGGTGCGCGACAGCACCTCGGTCGGATCGCGCGGCCAGACGGGTCCGGTCGGCAGCAGCGCCATCGCCCCGCGGTGCGAGTCGTCCCATTCGAGATCGAGGGCGGCGGGATCGTGCGCGACGCGCGTCTCGCTCATCGCCCTCGGCGCAGTGGATCGGTGAACACGAATTCGAGTTTGCCGAGCGTCCCGAGCTCGCCGATCGCCAGCGGCACGTCCGCGGCCGGCTGCTCGATCTCGTGGTGCCGCTCGCCGGCGGCGATCGAGACCGCCTCCCAGAACCACGAGCGACGCAGGATCGCCCCCGGCTCGCCCTCTCTCCACTGCATATCGTGCAGCTCGTCCTCGACGGCTTGGCGCACGAGCGGGGTGTTCGGGAACAGGTCGCGCACGATGACATCGACCGGGTGCGCCACCGGCGCATAGACAAAGACCTCGGCGGTCACTGGCCGCCGCAGATCGAGCCATTGCGTCATGCGCGCGACTTCGGCCGGCGGCGGGATGCCATCGGGGTACGTTTCATCCATTGAAAAACGGCAGACGACGGTCCCGGTCCCCTGCTCGCGCGGAAACACCCAGGCGCGAGTGCAGCCCGGATAATCGATCATCCACCGGCGATAGTCGTAGCCCGCACCGCCCTGCGGCGGCTGCTGAATGCGGTCGAGGATGCGCGAGCGATAGAACTCCTCGCCCTCGCGCGGGTTGCCGCCGGCAAAGCCAGGTGCGCCGACGACGGCCGCGGTGACCCCGCCGATCGGGTTGACGGTGTTGAGCCGGCTCCCCGCTTCGAGGTTGCCCTCGGCTCCGGTCTCGACGGCTTGACAGGGGATCTCGATCACCCCCGGGCCGAGCGAGGTCATCGCGGCGGTCGTCTCAACGTGCCAACGCTCTGCGGTCTGAAACAGCGAGCCCCGCGGCACGGTCACAGCGGCGGCGACGGTGACATCGAGGGTGCCCGAGGCGCGGGTCGCCTCTTTCTTCAGAACCCCCCACTCGGCACCATGCCGTTCCAGCCACACGCCGCGGGCGGTCGTGACGTGAATTTGCGTCGCGTAAAAGTCGATCGCTTCGAGCTGCTCGTCGGCCATGCCGGCGGTCATGCAGGCGAGCGCGTCGAGATTGGTCTGCGGCAGCCGCGCCACCGCACCGCGCAAATTGGCCTCGATATCGGTCTGCGCGCGGTCGATCAGTTGCGGCAGGGTCTCGCGTGCAAACCCGTTCGCCGAGACGGAGGCGGCGTCCGCAGGCGGCCGTATCTCGCTCATAGCGCGATCCCAGCCATCTCGGCCCAGACGATCGGAAAGCGGAAGATCCGCCGTTCACCCACTGGCGGCGTCATCGCCACCTCGATTTCGAGGCGCCCGCGCCCGGTCCAGGTGGCGCGAACGTCGACGGTCCGGGCGATCTCGGCGGCGATGAACCACTGCATCGCTTCGCGTGCATACTCCTCGGCCCGGCGGCGCGTCGTCTCGGTCTGTTTCTCGCGCCACAACAACCACAAGCGCGAGCCCAGCGCATAGGTCCGATAGGTGTCGGCCCACCAGCCGCGGATCGGCCCGGCGTCGGGAATGACATCGTCGGGGAGTGCGGTGCGGTCGGAGAACAGCGACAGCATGACGGCGGTCCCCAGATCATTGTCATCGGCGAGCACGCCCCCGTCGTTGAGGGTCCAGTCGCCGCGCCACAGCTCGTTCGACCAGGTCAGCGCAATGTCGACCATCAGCGCGGCCCGGCGTTGATCCTGGTTTCGAGCGCATCGAGGCGCTGGGCAAGTTGTTGGATGGCGCGCAGCGCATAGGCATTGAGCGCTTGCGGGTCGAGCATCGGCTCGGCCTCAACGTCGGGCGGCGGATCGCTCACGGCCGCGGGCATCGCTGCACGCACCTGTTGCGGCAGCAGACCGAGCTCGACGCGGCGATCGCCATGATCGAAGCTGCGAAAATCGAGTTTTTCAACAGCCGCTAAAGCATCGACGGAACTGACCGAAATATTGTCTGCGGTGGCGAGCGGGCCCTGTAAGAAGAAGTAGCCAACATATAGTCCGTTGACCGTGACATAAACCCCACCCGCGCCATTCCACCCAAAGGCGAACCCGTAGCCGGCGCCCGGCAGCGTTGGGGTCTGATAAATGACACCCCAGCCGCCAGGACCGGCGGTAATGTGACTGTTCACACTCAACTGACCGAGACCGCCCAGGCCGGGAGCAATGCTCACTGCGTCGGCAAAGATCCCGACGGTCGAAAGACCGCCGCCAATGTTAAAAAAACCAGGGGTCGATATCAGAGAGCCGCTACCGGTCCTGAAAACGCCGCCGGTCGTGATATCGCTTCTGACCTCGAGACTGTAGGGAGAAAGCCCGAGGTCTGCAGCGTACACGCCGCGGAGCGTCATGACATTTTGCCACGCGATGATCGTGTTTGGCGCACCGCGCGATGCCACGGCGAAAGAATAGTCGCCAGAGTCGACGTTGAACGCGATCAGGCCGGCTGCTCGCTGCTCGCCAACACGACCGAGCTCATAATAGCGCCATTCGTTGATGTTACTCGGATAGGCGTTGGTCTGGTAATTGTAGCCGGTGAACGAGCTGTTGAAGCAATTCCCTTCAAAGGCGTTCCCCGGCACGAGCTTGCCGCCGATGCCGACACTGCCGTTGCCGGTAAGCAACTGGAGATTGCCGCCGCCGTCGAGGCTCATCAGTGCGGTCGGCCCGGTAATGTTGTACCATCGATGCGCGCCGCCGGCATACCACAGCGTGCCCCCTTCAATGCCGAGGCCATAGTCGCAGGTGTTCGGCCCGAGCGACGGAAAGAGCACCAATTTGGCGCCCTCGCTGCGCGTAAGAGCGCTCGGCGGCGCAACGCCCACAGCATTCCAGTCGATCGCTAAGGAGATCGTACCAACCGGCGACGCAATGCTCACATTGCCGAACATCTGCGTCGTGCTGAGCATCCGCGTCGTGCCGTAAAGATCGGTGCCGCCAGAGCCACCGGTCGGGTTCGCTATGATCGCGCCATCGACATAAAGCTGCCCGAAGACATTGAGCGGCTGGCGGTTAAATTGGTCAGGTCCGACATTGACGGGATTGTAAAACACGGTTCCGGCGGCCGTGGCGTTGATTGCGCCGCCGATCGTCAGCGACGCGCCGGAAATGTTGCCGCCGGCGACGAAGTTCCCGCGGATCGCGCAATTGCCGAGGAGATCGAGCCCCCACAGGTCACCGAGCTGCTCATCCCAATACCGTATCGTCCCTTGCTCGGCGTATAAGCTAAACGCCTGGTCGGGATCGGGAGTGTTGCGCGCCTCGATGTAGATGCCCGACAGAGCGCTCGACCGGACGTGCAAGCTCTCTGCAGAGATCGTGCGATCGACATCGCAGTCGCCAAACACGTGCACCCGCTCGGGCTGCACCGTCATTGCCAGAAGTGAGCCCGTGACAGGCGGCGCGCCTGTCGGCTGACAGAGAAAGCTCCAGATCGAACCCTGCGCGGTATCGCTCCAGTTCTCGCTCGCCGCGAGCGCAAAGCTGCCCGCGATCTCGTTCGAATAACCGCTCGTGCCGGCGCCGATCGACGTAAACGAAAAGATCACGTCGCGGGCGAGCAGCGCTTGCGGTGCGGCATAGCTGCCACGAGCGCGCCGCGCCATCAGCGAGGGTGCATCTTCGGTCCCCCGGCCGCCGACCCCGTCGAGCACCATGTAACTGTCGCCGCCGTCGACCCCGGCCGCCCACAGATAGGGCGTGCCTGCCACTGGCGGCTGGGCGAGCGGCGGCACATTGGGCGCCAGATGGATTTGCAGCGGCCCCGAAAGCCGGCCCCCGGTCAACGGCAGATAGATGTCGTCGCCGGCGATGAGCCGGCGCTCGTCCGGGTCGGTCTCCGCTGGCACCCCGACCCACAGCCGCGGCACGGCCGCGGCGTCGACGGCGACCGCGAGCTCGCCCGGCGCAAGCCCGTTCGGCGGGCTCGAATTGGGGATGAACGAGCGCTTGATGCGGATCTGCGCCATCAGCGCCGCCGCCCCTTTAAGCGGTCGAGCTCGGCGGTAAGTTCCTGCACCGCCTGCCACAGCGCGACGATCAGCCGGCCGTGCTCGACAAGCACCTCGCCGTCTGAGTCAATGACGGCCTCGTCGCCCAGCGCCAGCCGTATCGCTTCGCACCAGGCGGCTCGCGGTACATTGCGGGTCTGGCGGAACAGCGGCAAAGCGCCTCCCTGCAATTGCGGGTAGGGCGGCAGATATGTTCCAAAAAAATTGTCGGAGAGGACGGCATACCACCATTGATTCGCCCCGCTGGGCGTGTAGGCCTTCGGCAAGCCGACCCATAGAGCGTGGGGCGCACCCGGCACAAGATGACCGCTAAAGCCCGTCAGCCCCGCATATGGCTGCCCGCTAGGGCCGAGGATCGGGAAAGTTGACGACCAGCAGTCCATGGCGCCATCGACCGAAAACGAGCTCCCGGCGGCGACGCGGACATCGTGCTCGTGGATCCGCAGGCGAAGCGTCCATGCAACCGCTGCACCCGCATTGCCGACAGGTGCAGTGGCAAAACTCCACGCGTTCTCAATGACGTTCCACGAGATCATCCCCGCCGAGCCGGCCCTGTGGTAGAGCCAGAGCCCCTCGCCGATGGGGTACGCGTTCGCCTGGAAATTGTAGGTAGTAAACGACTGAGCAAAGATGCTTGAGCGAAACGCGTTCGTCGGCACAACCTCGCCGGCGACGCCGAGATTGCCGCGGCCGTCAAGGCTCATGATCTCGGTCGGCCCGCTGACGTTGTACCAACGATGTGAGCCGCCGGCATACCACAGCGTGCCGCTGTCGATGCCGAGGCCATAGTCGCAGGCGATGTTCTCCTGAAACGAAGGATAAAGCGCCAGCTTGGTGCCGACACTGCGCGTGACAGCGCTCGGCGGTGCTACCCCAAAAGCATTCCAGTCGATCGTATTCGAGCCCACGCCGCCAAGCGAAATGCTCGCATTGCCAGTGATCCTGTTGTGAAAGAGGGCCGGGCCATCGACGGTCAAGCTGCCGCCGGGCATGCAACGCGTCGCGCCGAATAGATTGGTTCCGCTACCGACACCAACGGGGCTGGCAATGATCGCGCCGTCGACATAGAGCTGGCCGAAGATATTCACGCCGCCGGCAGTCAGCGTGCCTGTGCCATCGAAAGTGAACAGGTCGACACCGCCACGATAGATCCGCAGACGAGCGGGACTGTCGAGACCACCGTCGATGCCAGTGACGTAAAGCAGCCAATTGTCGAAAGCGTCGAGGCGGTTCTGATACCAGACACTGGCATTGCTGCCGGTCGTTTGAATAGTGGCGATGACGTTGAGCGCCCCGGTCAGCGTCCCCCCGGTCAGCGGCAGATAGCCGGTGAGTTCCGCGGTGGTCGCCAGCCAGCCGATCGCGATGCCATCGACCCAGGCGCCGACATGGGCGCTGCCGTCCCAGCCAAAACCGATCAGATTGGTGCCGGACCCTGGCGCGCCGTCATAGTTGATGCCCACACCAGCGATCGTCAGGTTGCCATCGCCAGCGATCGTCAAGCGGTCGACGCCACCCTCGTTAAAGCGCAGACCATCAGCGGCATAGATGGCCCAGGACAGGGCGGGCGTAACGCGATCATAGGTCGCAAACCCTTGCTCTGTGAGCACGAACCGAGCGTTGAGGTTGCCGGGGTTGCTCAGCGTTCCGCCGGTCAGCGGCAGATAGATGTCGTCGCCGACGATGAGCCGGCGCTCATCCGCATCGGTCTCGGCTGGCACCCCGACCCACAGCCGCGGTATGGCGGCGGCGTCGACGGCAACCGCGAGCTCACCCGGAGCGAGATCAGTCGGCGGGTTCGAATTGGGGATGAA